CCATAGCAATAGAATAATCGCTTTGGTAGGTTATGCCGGCAGAAAAGCCAACAGCGACTGCATTTGATCCCTGGTAAGTTAGACCCGCAGCTGTACCAATAGCAACTGAATTGGGTCCCTGGTAATCTTGACCCGCACCTGCACCAATAGCAACTGCGTTTGTGCTTTGGTAAGTTAAGCCGGCAGCAGCGCCAACAGCGACTGCATTTGATCCCTGGCAAGTTAGACCCGCACCCGTACCAACAGCAATGGAATATACGCCTTGGGTTGACAGTCCAGCATAATAACCAATCGCAACAGCGTTGAGTCCTTGTCCAATTAAACCAGCACCTGTACCATACGCAATAGTAGACATACGAGTAAAGGGAATCGGTGATGAGCCGACGTAGGGGAGAATAATACGAGAAGCAATTCCATACGGACTAGTAACTACAGAGGAGGCAACCTCCGTCCAGTTCGTTCCATCTAAACTGTAGAAAACACTATTAGATCCTCCAGCGATCCATACTGAGCCATTCCAGGCAAGTGGTAGAGCACCATAGGCTGGAAGACCTGTAGCCGCTGTTGACCACGTGATTCCATCGTAGCTAGAGGCAATCTTAGAATCTCCGTTGTGGGAACCAGCAGCGAGCCATATACTACCATTCCAGGCGACTGCGAAACCAATAGTATTAAATACAGTACCTCCAAGACCTGTCCAGTTTATTCCATCATAACTATAGCCAAGCTTATTTGTGCCATATCCTCCTCCTACCCAAATAGAGCCATTCCATGCTATACTGTCACAGAACGTGGTAAATACGCCATTTCCTCCAACCTGCCAGTTAAATCCATCAATACTAGAGGCAAGAGTATTGGCACTGCCAGGGGCAGCATCCCCTCCACCTGCAACAAATATAGACCCATTCCACGCTAATGTTCTACAAGAAGTATCAAATATACTAGTTCCAAGACCTGTCCAGTTTCTTCCATCTAAACTAAAGGCAAGAGTATTGACGCCCTCTCCTCCTGCTACCCATATAGACCCGTTCCAGACGACTGTGTTACATCTATTTTGGAAGGGTGATTCACCACTGAGAGAAGTCCAGTTAATTCCATCAGAGCTAATACCCATTGTATGATAACTGCTACCATCATCGTATCCGCCAACAATCCATACAGTGCCATTCCATGCCGCACAGATACCGTTACCATCCACACTAAAAGGTCCGGCTCCTAATCCGTTCCAGTTGAGTCCGTCGTATGAATAAGCGAGTTTATTGTATCCAGGGCAGAGCGCTAAGCAGAAGTTCTCTGTGACATTTTTGACAACTGCTGCTACTGGCGAGGTGCCGACGTAAGGAAGGACGCGGCGAGAAGAGACACCATAGCCGCCATAGGGACCTGGGGAAAATACAGAATTGGCAATCGGAAAGAATAAATCACCGTTATACGAATATCCGAGCGAATTCACATTATCATCGCCGGTGACTACGAATATAGAGCCGTTCCATGCAACTGATAAACAGGCGAATTCAAACACAGATTCGGATAATGACCAGTTAATTCCATCTGTTGAATACGCAATTGTTTCGTAGGGCGTATTTGGATTAGGATTGTTTGGACCCTCGCCGGCACCTGCGACCCATACAGAGCCATTCCATGCTATACAATAACAGTTTTTCTGTAATGATGAATTTGCCAAATTCCAGTTGATTCCATCATAACTGTAAAAAATTGTTTCGTAAAAGGCATTAACATCTACGGTTCCTACTACCCACATTTTTCCGTTCCACGCAACACACTGTCCAACATAATCCACATTCGCACTGGTCCAGTTAAATCCGTCATAACTATAAAGAATACCGTTACCAACACCAACACCTACGCCGACTGCGACCCACATCGTTCCGTTCCAAGCAATACCGAGGCATACGCTAAAAAGACCAACGTCAATAGGAGTCCAGTAAATTCCGTCGTATGAAGACGCAAGTGTTACACCCGAGAACGCATCAAGTCCACCTCCTATCCACATAGTTCCATTCCACGCAGCACAAGTAAAGTAACTATCAAACGCCGACCCCTCGCCGCTGAGCCAGTGAATTCCATCAGAGCTACAGGCAAGTGTATTATATGAAGTGGTATCATCATATCCACCGGATATCCATAGAGACCCGTTCCAGTTTGTAAAAATACCAGCGTTCGAGTTGTCGATGAACGGATTAGCAGTTGGCGTTGGTGTCCAGGTCAGTCCATCGTAAGAGTATGCGAGGTAGTTGGGTCCAAAGCCGACGGTAACACAGAAGTTCTCGGTTGCTAGAGGTCCAGTAAATTGCATACCGTTAATACTACTGACTGTAAGAGAGGATGTATAAATTTCTATACCGTTAATAGTACTGGCTGTAAGCGAGGATGTATAGAGTGTGCTATAAATATCTGTTGTGCTGCCGCCACCACCACCACCGCCTCCAATAGCGACAGTATCACCTGCCTCATTTGTAGCAAATAAGTTTCCACCGTTATCGGCAGAAATGGACCCAGTACCGATTGTTAGAGAGCTAGGACCGACGTAGAGATGGCGTAGGCGTAATGTAGATGTGCCGATATCATATGCGTTATCCACATCTGGGATGAGCGATTGCGTCATTGTGCTGGTACCCGTATTCCAAACGACCTCATTTGTTACTGTATTATATTGTAAGAAAGAGGTGGTTACTGTAGAGTCGTAACGAATTGGTGCCACGTAGAACGAGCTCGCCTGTACGGTATTCAATTCAAATCCGGTGGCGTTAAGGACAATCGTACAAGTGCTTTGATCATTTTGCCCGGCACCCGCACCAATAGCAATCGCAAACTGTTCTTGGGTGTTTGAGCCCGCATTAGAGCCAATAGCAATAGCATTAAACCCTTGGTTATAATTGCCCGCATAGTAACCAATTGCAACGCCGAACGAGGATTGAGCATACTGTCCTGCCGTGTAACCCAGGGCGACTGCGTATGCTCCTTGGGTAGAGTAGCCGGCGGCAGCGCCAATAGCAATAGCCGCTTCACCCTGCCCTTCTGCTGTTACGAATCCACCGCCCGCCTGGTCGCCAATAGAAATTGTAGAAAATCCGGTTTCCCAGGCGCTGCCGTTCCAGAATGCATAATCGCCGTAATTAGAGCCAGATTGTAAACTACCAGACCCACCATTGGTGCCCCATACAATCGTACTTGTAGCAGTATCATATTGTATCCAACTATTATTGACTGTATTGTCATAACGAAGAGTTGCCGCAATAACAGGTGAAATCAATGAGATTTTGGTTGGATTACAGATTTCGTCAAAACGACCAATATTCTTCATATAGTAATTTGTAGTCGTAGAGTACAGTCCTCCACCAAGGTAACTGCCTGTGCTGACAAGCTGTTCTAGTACCTGGATTTGTTGGACAACAGGGACAAACTGGGCACGTAGAGACTGTGTATTGGTTTGGGTGGAAAGTGTTGGAAACCAGCCAAGTTGAACCTGCTGACCGCGTGTTACTGTAGTTGTAGAAGGTCCGTATTTCAGTGTGGAGGAACCAAATAGAAATTCCTTATCAATCGCGAACGTAACCCCACTGAAATTATCGGTAAAGGTCAAGAAATCGGTATTAGTTGAGAGAATGGTACTTCCTGTAACGACAATACAGGGGTCGTATATGGAATCACGTAAAGGAGTGTCTTTAATATAATTATCCCCAAGGACCAAAAGTGATGTGCTCACAGTGGAGATATTAATCACATTAGGCTTCAAAAAGTAACTGGAAATAAGATTGTAATTGTAAAGTCCGCTAGATGTGATAAGTCCATTTAGTACAGAAAGACTGCTATTTAATTGATTTTCTAGATATGCAACCGTGCTAAGAGATGAATTATAAATAGAATTAAAAAAGATGGTTGCGTCACTGACTTGTAAACTTGTATCACCGGTACCTACATATTGAAGAGTGCGACCTCCAACGGTATAATCTGGCAAATCGGTAAATGACAGTACTTGTCCGTCAGCAATAATTTGCTCGGGACCGATATTGTAGATAATAAGACCACCATTCTCAGCATTGGAATAAAACTCCATGCCGGCACCTGGATTCAAACTGAATGTATTAAACGCACCGATAGGTGCAAATTGGTAAGGTCCAGTTACTGTAGATGTAGTGATCGCGTTTATTGCCGGTAAAGCAATGGTAGACGAGAAGGACGACGTAAAATAGGTACCACCATCACCGCGACTCACTAAAGGCTGATTTGCCGGAATAGGATTGTTGGCAAAGTCCTTAAAGACGATATCACGAACAAAAAGGGTGTCCAAGTTTAATGTCCTGTTATTTTGCCCATAGGCTGATGACATTACAGGCTCTACTACTTTATTGTTTTATGTTTTTTGTGATGGACCACCGCAGTTTGTTTTGTTTTTTGTGTTTTGGGTTTCACTCCTCGTCGCTGTCGTCAAGCAGATCCACGCGGTCATCAACCCACCGACCGACGTACTGCTCCTTGACAGCGTTCGCCTCTGGTGAGTCCTTCGTCATATCGGCATAGTAGACCTTGTTCGTCTCTAGGTTGCGGATGTGCGTGCGACCGTCGTACTGGAAACTCCGCCACTTGGCGACGACAGGAGCGACATCAACAGCGACAGTCGTCTTCGCCATCTCAGTCTTCTTGGGCGCGCGCTTGGCAGCTGCCACATTGGGCTCGGCAGGAGCAACAACAGGAGCGGTGGGAATGCCGTTGGGGTAGCGCTTGAGAAAGAGCTCAGAGCCGACAATCTTGGCGCGAGGGTAAAGGGTCTCCTCGTCAAGGCGACCGTGCCATTGGGCATTGTTCTTGTTAGGATTGGACTTGTACTCGGCATCCTTCTTCGCACAACTTGTACACAGTTTAGACCCGGGCGACGGCTTCTTAGTACACTGCTTCTCAGGAAAGATCATGCCATTCTCGCGAGTACCCTCGAGCGGATTTTCTGTGTCAATCTTCCGACCGGTACAGCGGGTAGAGTCAATAGTCTGGAGGCGCGAAGGGTGCTTACGCCAGTCGTCGGTCTTTGCGACTTCGGCGACGGGCTCAGACGCTGGCGCTGTCGCAGACTCAGCAACGGGCTCGGCGGCAGCGGCGACAGCCTTGCTGATCTTACGCACCTTCTTCTCCTTTACAGGGGCAGGCTCAGGTGCAGCAGCAGCAGCAGGCTCAGGCGCAGCAGCAGGAGGCTCAGGCGCAGCAGGCTCATGCTCAGCAGGGCAGAGTTCACGGAGCGCATCCGTGATGGAGGAAGGAAGAGGCTTGCCCTCATTGAGGGAGAGGATGGCGTTGGCGAGGAGGGAAATGGAGGAAGACATTGCAGGAAAGAGGGAGGAGGATGGAGGAGGAGGCATAAAAGGCACAAAGTCGGCTAGAGTCTATCAATTTTTTCCTAGCCTCTAGAGTAAGATATGAAACATCTTATAGATGTTATCATGGCAAATATGCCAATTGTATTATTGGTTGTTATATTCGTTTGCTTGATATACAGCGAATTTTCGGAAATATCGCTGTCTACGAGTTGGGATAAAATGATGGATCTTTTACACGGAGTTGTTGTAGGACACCAAGTGAAGGTTTTGGGGTAATACATAAAAAATGACAGACCCGCCCCAGCCAATACAATAGGCATCATTCCTATGGACGCACCTGTACCCGATACACTTATTCGCGCCTCAGTGCAAGGTATTGTGTACCTGATTAACTCGCAATCAGGGCACGTTTATACATATAATCCAGAGGCGCCGACGTATATTGGACAACTAGAACGTATTCCAGATACCGATAAGCATCTGATGTCAAAGCAGAACGGCTGCCTCCATTATGCGAAGGTGAAGTATCGTGACGATATTCGCGAGGTGATGGAGCGCCTGCGCACCGCAGCCTAGGTGCCTCGCTTAAAAAAATGAAGCATTTTTCACCCACTAAATAGCCGCCAAATGGACCATCAACTAGAGGATATGTTACGCCAACGCAAATTGCTGCTGTGGCGTAAAATACTTGAGACCTTTCCTATTGAAGAGAAGCACCGCGATGCCGTAAACCGCAGACTTTTCCCACCAACCGACCAACCTATTGTTAGAAAGCGCAGATGTAAGATTGATTTATAATTGCTGTATTGTTTGGACAGTTGTAGCAAGCCGCAATCCGCGGTTATAAGCCATCTGCTCCTCGTTGCTCTGAAACTGGTATGTAAATGTGCTATGGAGAACATTGTATGAACTTACAAATCTATATATAGATACATCGGAATTATTTTCTGTTTTTTGGCTTTCGGTAATAGGAGGAACTGAATTTATTTGTGGGGGCACTTGAGAGAATCGCGGCGGTCCAGTAACAAAACTTGATGTAGGTATCGGCGCAATTGAAATAGGTTGGAAAAACGCCGGTGGTATGTAAGGATAACGAAGTGTATGAAGTTGTTGTCCATTACGGTAATCGGTCGCCTCCTGATTATTCACAAATACATACCAATTTAGCGGCTCACCCTTTAGAATCTTCAAGTAGATAGAAAAATTCACTGCTTGAACACGGTTAAAGGTATCCCATTGTCGCTGTAAGGTAAGAATGTCGCTTTTTGTTTTGTATTTGACACCTGATAAATCATAAGGAGACTGAGGGATATATCCTAATCCAACATTTGTTGATAAATATTGATTATATGTATAATTTGAAAGATATGACGGATACGGGTTCCGGCAGGTCATTTCTTATTCACATAGAGTGATTTTTAAACCGCATCCTCATACTCATCTAGGCGCTCATCATCGGAAGATGATAGATCTTTGCTATAATCGGCAACACGCAAACGCTCCCTGCGGTTATAGCGCATATGCTCCTCATATTCTAGCGCAGTTTCATAATCCATCTCGTCGGGTGAACTATCCTCACGTGCGTAATCTTCATCGCTCGTACGAGGCTTATAAAATGTGTTGACCAGAGATACTTGTCGCTTCTCAGCACATTCGGTGAGACGCCGCGCCTCAGCACGGTTCAACTCAACCTGTTTAGCAGCCGCTGCGGCAGCTGCCGCGGCAGCATCGGCGTCCGCCTTCTCCTTCACCTTCTGCGCAAAGGAGAGAACGGGCTTCTTGGAGGGGGGACCACCGCTAGCGCTGAGAGTAGGAAAGGACTTATCAGTCACAACGACGGAGGGAAGATTGAGCGCAGACTTTGACCACGTAGACATTTTGTAAGAAAGAGCAGGAGGGAGTGAGAATCTAAATACCGAACGAAGCAGTTTCAATTTTTTTAAGCGACCTAGGTATCATCAAACATCATTCGCCCCTTACCGCCAGAAATCTCAAAGACATTCCACGCATCGCCATACGTAATTAAATATGTCTTACGACTCTTATTGCGCGGGTCCATTGGTATAGGTGCTAAGATTGGATAGAGAACGGGTAAAACCGCGCGAGTAAATTGTAGAGTTCCTGCCGGCTGCGCTGTATCAAACGCGCCAAAGGTAATATTATAGACCTCTTGTGGTATAGGAAAAGCAAAATCCATTCCCATACGAATGTTTTTCCAATAAGAAGTTACTTCACGAAAAACGGCGGTTTCCCATTGCTTAATACGGTCAATATTAGAGATATTGAGGCGCAAAGACGTTACAAATGCGGAACCATCGGACGCATTTAAAACATTTCGTTGCCCCGCCAAAGTAGACGCATATGACCGGAGACCTACTAACATACGACTCACTGAGCCAATCATATCAACCGTGAACGGGAGTTGTACAGTTGCCAGATAGGGCGGTGATGCAGCGGTAAACGAATTATCTTCAATCGTAAACTCTTCGTGACGTACATTTGTGTAAGGAATACGTAGAGTTTGCGCTTTGAGCCAAAGATTCGCATCACGGGGTAAATAGAGTTGTGTAGATTCAAGTGTCATTAATATAGGCTGAACTGCCTCCAAAGGTAATGTTACTTGCGTAGTATCAACCGGACCATCAGGAGTTGCTTGAATGCGCAGGGGCTTACCTCCCCACGGTTGGGGTTGTAGACGTCCATCACTTGCTACGACAACTTCGTTTAACTTGCGTAAATGGATACGAATGCGCCACCGTTGTTGACTGAGGGCAACAAGGGGAATCCCAGGCTCAAATGCTTGTTCGGCACCAATAACTGGTATGCTAACACGTAGTTCTGGTAGTGTTGCAGACCTGCCGATCGCAAGAGGCGTATCGTAACGTGAGCCGACTTCGTCGTTATTTAAGAATACTGTACCTGTTTCAGATTTTTGACGTTGACGCCAAGTAAGATATTCGCCGTAATTTTCGTGAATAAGAACTTGATCTTGAAAGATTTGTATCTTACTTATCACCTGTAAGCCGATGCTGTTCGTATATCCAAAGGTGACTCCACTAGCGTCGGTCACGATACCGGTACGATTCACTGCCACTGCAGCAGGCGGTAGCCAGGTAGGAAGTTGGATATGGAGATAGAAGTATTTTGCGAGGTCGCCCCGATGGTCAATATCAAAATCAACCCAGCGTCCCCAATCCGGGGCATTACGTGGTTGCGTTATATAAATTTCTTTCGTAAATGGAACTGAGCGTATATAAACACTATGAAAAAACGATATTTTAGGATTCGCAGTGAAAAAGATATCTTTCTTGCCACGTGACACAAGTTCCATTAAACCGCCAGAGCGAGACGTCATTGTGAATCTCCTTAATTTAGACCTAGTGGATTTTAAACCAAAGTATAGTAGAGATGTTCCACCTTTTGATGACCGCCTTTACGGCACTACTGTTTGTTGTGCTTACACCCGGTATCGTGGTTACATTACCACCGAAGGCTCCAACTATTGTTGTTGCCTTAACGCACGGCGTGATTTTTGCGCTCATTTATGGTATAACACATAAGGCGGTCTGGCACTTAACGCAGAAGTTTGAGGGCTTCCAGAGCCAGTACGTATTCCCGCCGGCGATCGCAAACGGTCAGATGTGCGAGGCGCAGACGTGTATGTGCAATGGAGCGGAGATTGCAGAGAAGGGACGTTGCCAGTAAATAGTAGTATAAAACAGAGATGAAGAAATCTTCTATTAGACAATTTACTAGAAAGTGTCTAAAAGCAGGCTATAAGGAGAAGGTTTGTAAGAATGCGTGGGTTTTTGGAAAGTTACCCACGAAGGAATTACAAACTATGTACAAAAACACGTTCAAGACTCAGAAGACATATAAACATCC